CTTTTCTTTAAGTAAACTCATTTTTATATCGGATTCCTCTTTACCATATTTTTCTACCCAAACACTATATATTGACTTTCCGTACATAGGGTTATTTTCACCTTTACTTTTCTCAGATTTTTTTTTTCTCGCCTCTTCCGAATTAAGAATAGAATAATCATAATTTTCTCTTATTTTTTGTTTTGTTTCATCTGTATGACGCTTACCATAAAATGGGTTATTTTCACCTATGTAATTTTCCGATACCGTTTTTCTCCGTAAAACGCCACTTTCACCGCCCCACAATTCCTTTTGGCGAGTAGACATTTTTTTTCTATCGTTATCATTATGCTTATATCCTTTATTTCGTTTGGAAATATCTTTTGCCAAATCTGGGCGCTCAATGTATAATTTTTTTTTCGTACAACTTAAACAACATGAGTTTTTTTTATACGCATGTCTCAGTGCCGTTTCTGTTGTATACACCAATTCTTTGTTGCAATTAGGGCATTTCCGCTTAAACATACTAGTATCTCCATTATATTACTAGTATTTATAAAAAAATCCGATTTCATTTAATCCTAAAAGTATTAAAATACTCGTCGCCTAATTTTAATTTTAGTCCCCCCAGTAACACATCCGGGAACACCAGTAATAATGGGATTGTGTTTTGTTCTTCGACATAGAATATGAATCATTCTTTCCAATTCTTCTTCGCGCCCAATAACAGGATCTAATTTTCCGTTTTGTGCTAACTCATTTAAATTACGAGCAAACTGATCCAACATTATTTTTTTATTGGCAGTATTTTTGTTATTTGAATTTGAAGGCGGCGGAGTATTTTTAGCAGGACGATTATGTTCAGGCACTTCATCATCATAATCATCCTCATCTCCAATTGCCGTCATTTCTTCTTCGCGAAACATATCAACAGAGTTTTTCAACGTTTTAATAGTGACTCCAAATGTTTTAAGAACTTGAGCGCAATCTGAAGAAGGATCATTAACAATGCCTTGTAATAAATGAAATGTCTCTACAAATTCATCTTCATTTTCAAGCATCAACTTAGTGGCATATTCCATCATTCTTTTAGTACCAGCAGTAAATGGCAACGGACCAGTGATTGTTTTATTTAAATCAGGAATCAAAGATTTTTCAGACACCTCAGATAGTTTATCGATATCAATTTCTAAATAATCTTCTAGTATCTCCACGGCATTACAAAGTCGGTATGCAAGCATTCCGAGCAGAACATGCAACGTTGATATATAATCATGTCTATAGCGTTGTGCTATAACACGGGCATTACTGATAACTTTTTTTGTATCGTCAGAAAATGAATTGGTCATTAGTTTCCTTAATGGTTTGATGTTCCAGTATAATCCTAAAAATTTTTTCGCAAGAGATAAATATATTTGATGACTGAACGTGCAAAGTTTTTATTATACTGTGAAAATGTCCGTAAATTGAGCGAAAAGAATTTTCGCCGATATTATGTGGATAATAAAGAACTTCGCGGTAATGAATATCATTTGGATCATAAATTATCTATTTTGGAAGGATTTACAAAAGGCATACCAGAAGAAATTATAGCGGATATTGCTAATTTGGAAATCATAAAAAAAGGAGATAACCTACGAAAAGGAAGCAAAAGTTCTATCACCTTCGATGAACTACTAGATATTATTGTCGAACGAGATGAGTTTTGGTGAATAACCGATATTTCAATTATCGTTATATACAATAGACGGAGGATTCCAAGGCAAATTCATCGCCTTCAAAATTTCATAAAACCCTTGGTTATTCTCTTTCGATTCTCGCAACATCCCATTAAATAAAGTACCTGCCAATTCTTTATCGACTCTAGTTTTAATATCTCGGCAAGTATTTGTGTGAGGATTTGCCATCACAAACTTATTTAATTCTTCTAAAAATATTGGGAATTCTACTTTTTGTGTAAAGACAGTTCTTAATTCCTTTTTATCGTGATGATATGTTTTACACGACTCTACATATTTCTCATATTTTTCAGGATCAATGACCTGTTTTATTTTTTTATATGTGAAAGTATTATTTTTTAAATAATCTTTAAACCCCATTTATTTCTGTGTTCCTATAAATAAAAGTATGGATGCTGATTTTAATTTGCAATATTGCGAAAAATGCGAACAAATGATTTTGTTTACTCCGCAAAAAAACGACATAATGTATGAATGTCCTATTTGTGGTACTATAAATGACATTGTAAACATCATTTCCATGAAAGGAATTTTTGAACTACAATCACCAACAGTCATTGTAGAAACTGACGCGCCTGTAAATAACGAACTCACGCTTGAATTAGGGAATGATGAAATAGAAAAAGCCATGAAAGTACTTATTGCTCACGGGTGGAAACTGAAGTTTCGTTCTGAGCAGGAATAAGCTCCGGAAATTTTTTATACACAGCATCTTCAACCTGTTGTTTAACAACGATTAGACTGCTTATTTTATTAACATATTCTAATGCCAATTTTGCATGTGCTATATCATTGATCGGGAATTTCCTTTCTTTCGGCAAAGCAAACTCAGAATCTGGTAATACAGCGCGATCTTTAGAATTCAATGTATCCATCTGCGACGGATAAATAATCCTATCTTTTTCTGTAGTCTTTTCTAAATATGTTATAAAGCTTCCCATCAAATAATATTTATATTTTTTCAGCATTCATGAAAGGTTTCCACGATTCTGGTATACTAGAAACTGGAAATGAATATAGAATATTATGTTGTGGAACTTTAGGAAGAGGCACGCTCCACCCAAGTTCTTCTAATAATTTATCACCCTTTTTAGAATTGCAAGGTAAACAACAAGCAACCGTATTATCGAATGTGTCTTTCCCGCCTTTACTCTGAGGGAAAATATGATCAATAGTTTTATTACGAGATGTCAATGTTACTTTACAATAGTAACATTGATAATTATCACGTAACAATACTTTTTTCCTAGACCACTTCTTTTTGCTTACATAGTGTTCATTATCCAGAACGATAATTTCTGGAATGACAAAACAAAACTTTTCAGAACGTATAACTTTCGACATATCAGATGTTTCAACATCAAGGTTGATCCAGTCATTAATAGGGTACATATGATATGAAACCGGATCTAATGCTTTTCCATTATCTAGCATATGGCCTATAGCATCCCTGTACCGTTCAAGCAAAGTTAGACAAACTTATACATTCATCATTTACTTGTTTTTGTTCATAGGGAACGGTAGGTTCCCTATTCAAGAAGAGGTTCCGTATATTTAGACTAGCATTGTAGTCAGCATCGAGTTTGTTTTCGCACTCAATACATTCATATAGTTCTCCCAATCTTGATTCTTTATGGATTACTCCACAAGAAGAACATTTTTGACTTGTGTAATTAGGAGGAACAAATGTCAAGAAAACACGGTTTTCTTCGCAACGCTCCTTTATCCTATTAGTCAAATGGGTTAGGTTCCAATGACCAAGCAACTTGCGTAAGTTCTTGCCCGTTTTCCCCTTTGTGTTTTTTGTTATATTTTTAATATCTTCCATCACAATAGCACTTGTATTATCCCAATCTAGTTGGTTGATTTCTGTATTGATATAATGCTTTATTTCTGTAATAGTTTGTTTCCAATTTTTGCTTCCATGTTTTCGTTGGTTCAATTTGTTTAGTTTAGATTTTATTTCAATTCCATGAAATTTATTATCACTTGTAGTCATCAATTTATTAATGCCGACATCAATGCCAACTACCTTACCTACTTGATAATCAGTTGAATCTTGTTTTTCGTGGAACAGATCAACATAGAAGTTTCCGTTGTATTTTCTCAACCTAACTGATTTCTTAGTTTCAAATCCTTTTTGAATTAACTTGTTATATTGGGCATGTTTCTTTGTTGGGAGGATAAGACTAAATCTATTGCCAAATATTGAACCAAGTCTAATCCATAAATCAAATTCCGTAGTCTTCTTTGGTTCTTGGATTCTAGCAATGTCAGCATTTAATTCAATAGAATCGCCAATATAAATTGGTTTATTTAATCGATGACGGAATTTCTTATCTGTACTCCATTCACTCCATTTTTTATTTACTACATCCCAATCCTTCTTTTTATCTTTTGCTCGTTTGAAAACTAGTTTATATGTTTTGTACGTAAGTTGTTTATCTTTCTTTTGCGTTGATTTAATAATCTTTATTGCTTGATTCCCTGCACATTTCATCGCCTTACCAAGTAACCAAGAATCAATTTGTGAATAATGTGAGGTATTTATTTTACTTGGTAGTTTTTCCACATCCCAAAACAAATTAATAAATTCGTTCACTACTCGCTGATATTCAACGAACAGGTCTTCCAACTTGGATTGTTTAAATCCAGTTGCAAATTTAAGGATATGGGAGGAAGTTCGTTTCATTTTACTGTAACTTCTGTTTTAACTTCTTTAACATGAATAGATATTTGTCGTATGAAATCGCTGATTTTCATATTGTTTTTATTCGCATTATCTTGAATAAGTTTCTTCTCTTCT